CTCTACCGCATCTACTATCGTGACGCGGAGGGAAAGGATTTCATCGTCTATGTCGGCCGGACGAACATGGACTTGAAGGATCGCCTGCGCGGTCACTTTCACCAGAAACCCATGCACCGCACCATCGACATCAACGGCGTGTCAAAGATCGAGTACGCGGAGTTCCAGACCGAGGCGGACATGAACCTCTACGAGATCTACTACATCCTCATGCTCAAGCCGATGCTGAACGTGGATGACAAGACGCGGGATTTCCCAACCGTTACATTGCCGGAGGTCGAGTGGCACGAGTGGAACGATAAGATTTTCGACAAGTGGCTGCGCGACGATAAAACACGCATGGACGAATACGAGCGCGACAAAGCCCGTTACTACGAGCTGACGGAGCGTATGCGCATCGTCCGCAGTATGCTCCACGTCGGCGAAATCACAGAGGACGAGTCGTACTACCAGATGGAAATGCTCCAGCAGGAGCAGCAGGAGCTTCGCAAGAAGCTGTACGGATAGGAGGAAAACAACGATGGAGAAGAAACCGAATCTTTTGATTTTGCTGATTTGTCTCGCGCTTTCGTGCTTTTTCAGCGGGTGGATCTTGAAGACCATGTGGGCGTGGTTCATCGTTCCGCTCGGCGTGATGCCTTTGAGCATCGCTCATGCGATCGGTGTGGACAGCCTGCTGACCATCTATCGCTTCCGATACAGAAAACGCGATGACAACGAGGATTGGTACATTCCGGTGGTTGGAGCGGTCTTCGGCAATTTGATCCTTTTGGCAATCGGCGCTCTGGCGCATCTGTTCATGTAAGGAGAACGAACCGTGTCTGAATTTTTGAAATTTCTCAACAAGCTGGTCGAAAGTTTCCCGCTCCATATCGAAATCGGCTACAACAAAACCTGCGATTGGAGCATCTACATCTACAAGAAGGGCTGCGCAAAAGATTATCCCAAATCCAAAGCCAGTGGCGACGATGCCGTGCTGTGCAACGTGCGGAGCTGTGACATGGAGCTTGCCTTTGCCAAAGCCGAGGTTCAGGTGAAGGAATGGCTGTTGGAGCACAACGGCGGATATTGAAGAGGGGCGTTCTTATGGGGGTTTACAATCCTTTGTCTGAAATGCCGCGCACCTGATGCCGTTTTTGCAGCGAGCCTCTTGACTGGACAGCAGACATACAGGAAAAAGAAAAAATAGGGCGTCGGCAAAACGCCGACGCTCATTTTATAAAGGAGGTGATCACTATGGATGACAATTTGTTCAGCGAGTATCCAGACGTCGTAACGGTCAAGCAGCTTACGAAGATGCTCAACATCGGGCGGAACGCCGCGTATTCTCTGCTGAAAAGTGGAGACATCAAAACAATTCGGCTCGGTAAACGCTATATTATCCCTAAAAAGAGCGTTATCGAGTATGTTTTGAGTGCGTAAAAAAATTAGTTCCATCTCAGCCATATCCATGATATAATATCGGCAAGGATATGGTTGACTGTCGCCCGCTGCACTGAAAGGAGGATCTAACTTATGGCGGTCACAGGCAACTTGCAAATCAGAAACAGTAAATACCACGCCGTAATCAATCTCTATGACGAAGACGGGAAACGAAGGCAGAAGTGGATCTGCACCAATCTGCCGATCAGAGGAAACAAAAAGGCTGCCGAGGCGTTCCTGAGCGACCAGATAGCAAAATATGACTGCTCTGTCGTGCCGTACACCACGATCACCGTCGCAGACTATTTCCGGAAGTGGTTGAAAAAAATTGAAAAGAAGGTCAGACCAAACACATATCGGAACTACGCCGCGAATATGGAAAACCACATCATTCCATATTTTGAAGCGAAGAAAATCACCCTTCAAAACCTCACGACGGAAGACCTTGAGCGGTACTACAGCTCCAAGCTGAAAAAGGGCAGCAAGCTCAGATCCGGCGAAGCTCTGTCGCCCACCACCGTCAAGCACCATCAGCAAAACATCAGCAAAGCACTCGCAGATGCCGTACACGACAAGCTGATCAAAACAAATCCAGCTTCAACTGTCGTCATGCCAAAGCCGGAAGGTAGAGTCAGAAAATTCCGCCCAGAATTTCTCAGCACAAGAGAAATCGACGAACTCATGTTCCTATTCGTAGGCTCAGTAGTGGAATTACCTGTACGATTGTGTGCGTTCTACGGATTTAGGCGCAGCGAAGTTCTCGGTCTGAAGTGGAACGCAATAGACTTCGACCGTCGAACAATCACCGTGGAAAACACCTTGCAGCAAGGTATTGGCGGCAACTATGAGGACGAAACGAAAACGGACAGCAGTTTGCGAACGCTTCCAATGTCAGACAGCATTTACGATCTGTTGACTCATCAGCAGGAACTTCAAGCAGAACGAAAGAAGCTCATGGGCGCATACTACATCCAAAACGACTTCATTTGCACATGGCCGAACGGAGCAATCATCACGCCAAACTATCTCACCAAAACATTCCATTCAATCGTAAGCAAAAGCACACTTCCAAAAGTCCGGCTGCACGATCTTCGGCACAGCGCGGCAACAAATCTTCTGGATATGGGATTTAATGTCGTGCAAGTTGCAGAATGGCTTGGTCACGAAAGCCCCAATACAACACTCAAATTCTACGGTCACGCAGTAAAATCTTCCAAGACGGAAATGGCTGATGCGTTAGACAAAGTGTTAGATAAGTGTTAGATGGGAGCGCGAAGGTGTTAGATGGCGATTTTTGCTTCAACTTTTGAGTAAAGAAAAAGCCCCGATTACCACTTTTTCAGCAGTAATCGGAACTTTTTGGCAGGGGCAGAAAGATTCGAACTCTCGACACGCGGTTTTGGAGACAGTATCCCCGTGTATTAAGTACGATTGTTTGAGTTTAAGTAGTACCTTTTAGTTTCACTTTTTACCCGATTTCCCATATAATTCGTCAAAATCGTGTTTTTCGGAAAAATCGCCGTGCATTTTTTCTGCAAAATTGTTAGACGAACTGTTAGATGAAAAATGGGCTAAGTGTTAGATGGACGAAAGCAGCCATATCCTTTTCTTTTAGTACCTTTGTTCCGCTAAAAGCTCATAAAAGAAATCGTCGTAGTCTGTCCCGTTTGTGTCCACCTGATTGCTCACGTTGTCGTCCTGCATGTGATTTCCCTCCCGTTCACAACACAGTTATTATACTATATTATAATGTATATGTCAATTCCGATTGGAACTCTGGTTTCATCGCCCGACTGTTCGGACGCTCAAACGAAAGCTCCATCTACTATATATTATAATGTATAGCAAAACTGCAAAAATAGCAGCTCTTATCCGTACGACAAAAAAATAGGGGAGAAGCCGGCGCAATGCCAACCTCTCCCCTAAATCTTTTCAGCCTTACAGAAAATCGTTCTCACGCGCGCATTTCTCATAGACGTCCTCAATGATCTTGATGCTCACGCGCGCCTTTTCGTTCTGGAAGTTCGGATGCTCGTCACAATATTTCACATAGTTGCTGATGTCCTCCAGAATGTTGTCAAAGTGCTCGTGCGAGTGCCGATCACCGCGACGGATCTCGTCAGCAAAGCGCAGGATGCGCCGTCGTGCGTCAAGCGCCCTGTCGAGATCGCGCTGCGCGTTCTGCTGCGCGTTCTGCTCCTTGATCTCGCCAATATCCTTCTTCACGCCGTCAAGCTCCGTGATAACGTCGCCGTTGATGAGCTTGCCAACCTTTTTCCCAAGCCAAGACCACGGACTGAACTTGACCTTGGACACCTCAATGCCGATCGAACCGAGAAACGCGGTCAGAGCGATAATGCCGCCCAAATGCGCAGTCGCCCATGCACAGATATTCTCAATCATGCCGCACCATCCGTTTCTTCGCCGCCCAATGCAGGAACAGCGGACGTCTGCGCATTTACGATCTTGCTCATCTCGCACATGTCGTCAATGAGCTTGCCGATTGCATCAAGATCCACCTCGTAGTTGATGGACTCGGCCGCAGCCTTTACCATCGCCAAAACCCATTCCTTGCGATCTGCGCCACTCGCGAGCTTCTGCTCCGCCTCTGCCATCAGGTTGATGACAAGATCCATCATGCGCGACCAGTTCTTCTCCTTCGTCGCCTTCTTGACGTACTTGACCAGCTCATAAATGAGCGTGATCACGGCGGTCAAACTTGCGGCGATCGACGCGATCAGACTCAGAACCAGCTTGACTTCCTCCATGTTCATCCCTCTCTTTCCTTCGGGCAACAGCATCCGGTAGAATACCGCACCCTTATTCAAATGCTCTCTTTGCTGTTATCGTCGTCCAATATCTGCGAATCCTCGACGACCGGCATGAAGTTGCGCGCTTGCGCAGCAGCGAACGTGATGCCAGCGCCGTCCGCGCCGCGATGATCGGACTTCGCGAGGTTCATGTAGAACGAACAGGCCGTGCCGTACGCGCTGTACGGAAGACCAACAAGCGCCGCGATCCACGGAAACGCGGCGTCGAAGCGCAGAATCGCGCACAAAAAAGCCAGCAAAAAGCCGCCTACCGTGACGATCCACAGCAGCGGCACCATATCGTCAATGCACTTTTTGGAAAATTCCAGCGCTTTCTTTTGGACGCTTGTGCTTCTCTTTGCCATATCGCCCACCTGCCGATCAGCCCAGATTGAGCTTCTTGCCATCCATCATGGCGCGCTTCGCCATAATTGCCGCCTGATAGCGCGGGATGAGCTGCATCGGGCGCGTGCCGTCCGTAATGCCGAGCCTTTTTGCCTCCTCCATCTCCGCCTCAGCCCATTTCGGAAGATCCTGCGTGGCAAAATACTCCTGCGCGCCGTTCACGATCTCCGCCTTTTCCTCCGGCGTCAGACTTGCCAAAAATTCCTTCTTCGTCATATCCAACTCATCTCCTTTGTTGTGAGATTTCGCGTCGATCACCCAAAAATACTTAGCCTCCGAGAAAAACGTGTCGGGATCGCCATTGGTGCGCCGGTCGGACGTGCTTGCCGGATCGTTGATCCGGATCTTGTTGTCCGCCCACCACACCACAATGAAGTGACCGCCGCCAGTCCACGTCCCCCGAATGAAAGGATCAACGGATTTCGGTTTCATCAACGCGATGATGTAGTTGCCTTCTTCGAGCTTACGAATGACTTTCTCACGCACGGGGCTGTTGCGGTTCATGCAAACCTCGTTTGTGAGCCGTTCGCATTTAAGCCCATACTGCTTGAACTGCTCTACGAAGTAATCGCGCGGCTGATAACTCGTACCCTGCTCCGCTACGACGTAGTTGTTCGCGCACGCCCATTCCATCGTCTCAGTCGGAAACACATCGCGCCCGATCAGTGTGGCGATCAGCATGGCGGCGCTGGTTTCGCCGCAGCCGCCTCCGCCGATGCTCATAGTGCCGCCGATGCAGGGATAGCGCTTACCGCTCCATCTTCCATCGGTCTGCATATAGTAAACGGGCTTTTTGTTCATAGTCTCGCCTCCTCCCCGTTTTTGGAACGCGCGAGGCGCGGGATTTCTCCCGCGCCAGTCGCTTATCCTTAATCGAGCAGTCTGGAAAACCGCTCGTTGACCTCGGCGCGTTCGTCCTCCAGAACAGTTGCGCCAAGCTGTTCGAGAGCCTTTGCCTGTTCCTTGATGATGCGGTTCTGCATCTCGCAGATCTTGCTCAGCTCTTCGATAATTTGCAGATTGCTCATGCGTTACGCCTCATACGGCTCACCGCCGATCTCCTC